ACAATAATGCGACCGCCGAAGTCTCCGACTAGGTTGATGACCTCCTCAATGGTCTCGGTGTTCTCGCCGTAGTCGTACACGTACCAGCCCTTCGCGTAGACGTCGACGTCGAGTCCCGCGACCTGGAAGGCATACGCCACCTCGATACTCCCGGCATTCAAGCTCCGGCTTGCACCGTTGGTGTCGCCATTGGATAGGTGGTCGGGGACTCCAATCTTGATCCACTGCAACGCGCCCGACGTTTCCGGGACGATGCGTACGTAGGGCATCCAGTTGTAACTGGGGTCCTGCAAGGGCTGCGAGTCTTCCCCGAGGTAGGCTTTCGTGGTCCAGCGAAACGCCGTCTCCGGCGTGAACTGGTAGCCCCACCTCGAGAACGGCTTGGTGAGCGCCACTCCGATCGGCACGTGGATTTTCGCCCGCGGGCCCATTGCGGAATCCGGCCCCGCGTCGGTGAAGACGCCGTACACCGGACCCGTCCAGAATGGTTTGAGCGGTGGCGACTCCTTTTCCTCCGCGGCGCGAACAGGACCGGCCACGCTGCAAAGAAAGCAGGCCACGAGAACGATCCCAGCTACCAGCGCGAAGAGCGCCTTGTTGGCGCGCCCGCGCATTACTGGCCACTCCCCGGTTTCGGCAGCTTAAAACGGATGCCGAGAATGCCGAGCCCGTTGCCGATCAACGCCAGCGCGACGTTCCATTCGATCGCGGTCGCCGGATCGCCATCGAAAGCGGCATCGCCGATCCGGATGAGACCGTTGGCGATCAGGATGAGACCGCCCCAGATTGCCTTTGATTTGAGCCACATGATTGTCCTCCTTGCGGCTCACGCCGCTGTTGCCCCTGTTCCAAAGGGTTGCCCGCGACTCCCGCGCGAGCGTCGGGATTCCTAGCCCAATCCGAACCGCTGGTAGTTCGCGATGTACTCCTCCGGCGTTCCGGCGCCCAGTGGCGTGTTGTAGTGCCGCTTCCAGTACGCGGCCAATGCCACGACGTCACCCTCCGGCAGTGCCAGCGGGATCGCGCGGTAGCGAAGCCGCGCCATGATGATCGCGAGCCTCAAGTCCCATTCCATTTCGTCGGCCTGGCGGTGAATCAGTTCAGGATATTTCGCGTCGTACTTCTCGCGTAACCACTCGAACGTCGCTGGCTCCATCTGAAAAGCGCCGACCGCGGGGCCATGAACCTGCTGGAGGTATCGACCGAAAGCGCTCTCTTGCGCTGCAGTCCCTAGAAGCAAATTCACCGCGACCGGCGTAGCCATCGCTGGATCGAACGCCGTAAGCGTGCGCTTGATGAGACCGCGGAATTGCGTGACGTCGTAGCTCATCGTATCACCCGGATTTCCCGCAGCACCTTGTCAACGCCTTCGATCTGTGCCGCGCGAATGCACAGCACCCAAATAGCAGGAGCCGACGCGGCCGGCGCGTTGAACCGAGCCGCCTCTTGAATCAACCGCTGTATGCCCCACTTGATCTGTATCATCTGCCACAACGCGCTGTCGTCGTCCGGGCACCGCGGGTCCGACGCCAGTGCTCGGAAGTAGTCAAGCAGTTCCGGGTCGGGCACGTAGCCTGCGGCCTCGATCATCTCGCCAAGACGCGCGAGATTGATGTAGTAGTCGCTTCCGTGTCGAATCAGCCCACCCTCGGCGCCCGCGGCCTTGCTGGTCTCGAGAAACGCGTCCCAAAGCGTGTCGACCTTCAGCGTGTACTTTCCGTGCATAGACGAAATATGAAACAGCTTTACGACCGCGCCCGAACCAACGGCCAGGCCGACAACCGATATGATCGTGTTTGAATCCAATTCAATAATCATCCCTATTCGGGTGCCCTTGCCAGTCACCCAACCCTTGCCGGGGGAAAGGGTGATTTGTCGGGACCTACTACGCGTTCGGGTCGGTCGGTATTTTCTTTCCGCCGCCACCAGGCTGATCTTGTGGCGTTCCCATTAGCTGTGATGTTGTGAACTCGATTAGGCCACCAGAGTTTGCCACCGCTGTCACGGTGCCGCCTTGATTGAGCGTTATCAGGTACAACGAGCCGGAAACAAATTCGCGCTTGATCGTGTAGTTGGCGTTCGGCACAAGGTCCATGATCACGTGCCGGTCGGCGGGGTATCCGTGTTCAGTGACGTATTGCAATGTGGGCCCCGTCGACAGGTCTTGCATCGCCGAGAACATGATGTGCCACCAGGCGCCCGCTATCTTGAGCGTGCAACCCTCAAGGCTCGTTTGGTTCTCGAATACGTTTGCCCCGACGATTGCGGTCAAGGCCGTGCTGTCCCCAACATGCAAAAGCGTTAGGAGCTTGCTCACCTGCCGGTCCGGGTTGCCGTGGTAGGTTCTCGGAACGTCAACGGTTTCACGGTACGCATGCAGCGACGACGCCGCCTCGGGTGCAATTTCGTCCGGCGTGAATGTGCTAGGAGGAGACAAAGTTATTGATCCTGGGAGTAAGAACTGGCGAAACATCCGATTGTTGTAGTTCGTTACGCGACGGACCCCGGTGCCAAGGTCCAGCGGCTCCACTTTCGGATAGTGGAAGTGAGCGAGGTCCTTGCCTGGCTGGACCGGGTCGGCCCATTGCAAAACCTGCCGCACCTTATCGAACAGGATCACGATGTCGAGCTGTCGCAAGTGGATCTCCGAGCGCGTGCAGACGTCGCAAATCGAGTCCTGGTCCCACCAGCAATTGACCGATCCCTGGTTCTCGATTGGGCGGTAAGCGTTATTCGCTTCCATACGCACGTAGCTAAACCGCGAGTTGCCCCAGTGTCGTTGTACGGACGCGACACTGGGTGGCCCCTGATCTCCGAAGCGTTGCTGGTAACCCATCGACGGGACGGGCTTTCCTGTTCCGAATCCTCTCGTGTAAGGTCTCGCACCAGCGCCGATCGTGTGACAGTTGTGCCGGAATGATTCCCAGTATTTCCCGCCGCCGCCGTGCTTCATGTCACACAACAACCATCCGTCGACGGCCAGAGGGCCGCCGTGACCAGAGCGCCAAATTTGCACGTCCGTTTGGTCGTGGTCGGCGTGGTCCTGTGTGATCCAGAAGCAGCTCGCCCCTACGGCAACATCGTTCGCACCAAAGTCCTTGCGCGAGATATATTGCCCAGATCCTTCGGCATACCAGAACTTCGGAATTATGGGCTTGTAGTCAAGCCCGGGGACCGTGAAGTTCCCCCAGAAGAAGTCGTGGCCATAGTTCCAAGATGCTTTGGGCTCGTAGCGCGTGTTGGAGTATCCGCTGTTCAGCCAGTACTGACCGTACTGCAAAACAGGGTTGGTCGGGTCGTTGACGCGCAGCTCATCGACCGCTTGGAGCACAGAGATTCGCATAGAGCCCATATGTCCTTGTGCGCCCAGCTCCCCGCGCTCGAATGTCTGATTGCCGGGAAGTGCTGAATAGATGCAATACATGATACGATCAGCCCACCACGTCTTACCCGCAGCGTAGTCTGTACCGCCCGCGTCTTTTACGGCACGGAACATGTCGAAGTAGTGGCGGTAGGGGCCTGGGCCATAGCTCACGCCTTCATGCCACGCACCACCCGCGAAGTGTTCGTCTAGCACCGGAATCACGCGGTCGGTCATCCACTGATCGATGAATGAACCCAGGTCTTGCGTCCACTGTCCATTTAGGTCTTTGAGGCGCCACGTGTGCCGGGCGGTGGGATCGCCATACGGGTAGTTGACCGTCGCGGGGATCGCGCCGTACATCGCAAGCCAAGCGAACACAACGCCCTTAAACATCGCGGGGAAATAGTTGTTCTCCGGGTTGTCGTTCGCCCATGGCTCGTTGGGGTACACGTTGTGCACCCACGGATCGCTTGAGTTGTAGACCAGGAGAATCAAGAGGATCATATAGTCCTCCATCTTCGCCTGGCGTGTAGCGCCTAAATCGGCTTTGGCCCAGTCGTAGGCAAAGGCCATATCCTCGATCCAATCGCCAATCACGAGCCCACGGTTTTCCATGTTGTCGCTTACGGGTTTCGCGAGCTTTGCGTCGATCGCGGCGAGCAACGCGGCGAGCTTTGGCGCGGTCGGGTCTGATGCCCAGTCCCACACGTATTGACGTATCCGCTTCGTGTCGGTACCAGTCCAAATCGGCTTGTCCGCCTGGAAGTCCTGCCACGCCTGGCTATTCGCGATGCGCTGTGCGGTCATGTACGCAACGCGCCCATTCTGGTAGATCCTCGGATTCGTGGGCGAAATAGGCATACTTCATCGTTCCTTTCGGCGCGCACTACAACAAGACGGTCTCGGACCAGTTCCATGTATTCGGCGCCCAGTTCCGTAACACGTCGTATCCAAAATTGAAGTCCGCGACGTCGTAGCGATCGCGGAAGAATCGTATGACCAGAATCCCCTCGGGGTAGGTCGTCGCGTAGGGCGGTGTCCCGCCGATGGGTGATTGCGTTATGCTGCCTGGCGAGAACATTCGTATTGATGAGGCCCCGCCGCCCGTCCACGTGATGTGTTGCGTGTAGTGATTGTGCCCGTGTAGGTGGAACAGCGTATTTTTGCTGTTGCTCAAGGTCTCCAGCGCGGTCTTCGCACCCGCATCCCATTCGGCGGAGTACCCGGGATCAAGGGAGCGGTGGTGCATGATCACGGTCGTTTCTCCGGCGGGCCGTGCCGAGAGGGCCGCCGCAACTTCGGTTTCGATCTGTGCCTGTGTGGGCGCGTTTGTGATGTTGTCCCGCATCGCCTGAAACCACACGTGCCCGACCTTAACACCCCAAAACAGGCTTCCCTGTGTGGCGATGATGTGGTCGCGAAAGAACTGGTCGTCATGGTTTCCGTCCATCACGTAACACGGAAACTGAATGTCGCCGGTCCCGTTGCGCTTAAAGTCCTGGGCAAAACGCGTAATCGTGTCGGTGTCGTGGTGCACGCAGTCGCCCAGGTTAAACACCATTCGCGGGCGTTCAATGATCCCGCCGAGGACGTGCGGCTTGCCGGGCAGTGTGTTGAGCGCGACGACGAGGCGCTCGATAGCATCCGCTGGCGTTCCCGGCGGCGCGTCGTCTTGGTTCTGAAGATTTCCATAGTGCGTGTCGCTCACCACAAATACCGTGAACTCGAACGGCAAGCCACGCCCCCCACCCAGCAGGCGAATGTCGGGCGTTTCGACTGCTTGCCGGCGCTCGACCATCCTATGGACTTCGTTCACCAGCTCACCCCCCAGCCATAGACGCGGCACGGATGCACTAAGTTAATCTTGACCCAAATGTTTTCCCCGTTGTCGAGGGCGGTGATGTTCACGTTCGTGTGGCTAATTCCCTGTGCGGTGATGGTGTTCCCCACATTGCCGGATGGCGGGAATGTCGTCCCGCGGTATAGCGTGAAATCAACCCCCTGGCCAGGGAGCACCAGGTCGAACCAGCGGACGCGGAAGGTGGACCCATCTACCGCGTTAAAGAATTGTGCGAGACCCGTTTTTCGCGTCGACGCCGCAACCGAGAATGTGTAGGTAGCACTCGTACCGAGCGCGGTATCGTCCGCTTCGTTTCGGATAATCATCTGTATGGTCGTTGCGCTGCTGTTATAAATGCACTCCAAGACGTAGTTGGTATCCTTCGTGAGGTTGATGGTTTCGCGAAGTGTTGAGACACCAGCCACAACCGTAAAGAGGCGAAAACGCATGTTGGCGGCGTTGTTCTGAAAATCTACAATGCACCGGTTGCTAGCGTCGACAAATGCAAATACGACAACGGACGCCCCAGACATACTTGTCGCCACCCAATCGAGGGCTACGCGGGTCGTATAGCTGCCGGGGAGCCCGAAGCCAACCTGGCCGGTCGGCACGTCGGCGCTCTGGTCCTTGTAGAACATGATTCCGCCCGCGATCGCGTATTGTTCAACGCCGTGACCGTCTGGGCTCGTGCGGAACGACTCCGACGGGCCGCCCTCAAAAAACGTCGATATGTCGTCGTCGCGCTCGAATGACACGCGCCCGCGCAGATCCAAGTCCGTGTGCAGCCGCACCAGGTCGGCCTCATCTCCCGTCGGAATGGTGTTCGACAGTGCGACCAGATACGAATAGTCGTGATTGGCCCAGAGCGCTCGGTCCCGCAACTCAACGTGCTCGCTACGTGTTTTGTCAAACGCATTGGTGTCGTTCAATGGATCGAAGAATGTGTTTAGGTAGCCGTTTTTGCGAGCGTCAACCTGGGCCGCCTGCGCGAACTCTTCCCCTCGTGTGTGCTCAATCTTTGAGAGAGATATGCTATTGCTATTCGCGCGCTCAATCCTGTTCACAACTTCGCGGTATTGTTCCTCCAATGTCCCGAGCAACTTGTCACCGATCTCCATCCTTCCGACAAGGCCCGCTATGGGATCGAGCGTGTAGACTACGCGTCGAATCGGGAACGAGTAGACAGCCGCATCGGTATCGGTGATGCGAGCGTTCCCGCGCGGGAATAGAAAATCGGAGAATGTAGGAAGTTCCGCCTCGACAATCTTTTTCGGGTCTTTCTGTCGCGATATGATCGAGTCTCCATAGCGCCCGATGTCCGCTGCGGCCTTGCTGTTCCGCATCTGGACGACGCGGGTCTTGGTCCCGTAAGCGGTCTTTGACGTCGCGTCCTCGCGGTGGAGGGTCAATTGCCCGCCGCCCACCACCTGCTTCGATTGCATGTATACGTCGTTAACAAGATCGTCCACGTCTTCCTCGACGGAGAGTGAAGCGACGTGCGTACCGACCCAGTATTGTGCGACGTTCGAAGACGAAACGTCCTTGAAGTAGAGTTTTTTGTTCTGGTCGACGCCGTACTGGACGTCATCTTGCAGAATAGCAAGCTGTGCCACGATTTCGGCCGCACTCTCGAACTCGACCTCGTAGTCCGCGACCGTGTAGGGCGAGCCGACGCTGATCTCGCTGGTCGAAGCTGAGATGGCCGTAATCGGCGTATCCACGTCCGCGAGAATGTCGATCACAAGGTCGTCGATGTCCTGCCCCTCGTAGTATTTGACGATCCGCTGTTTCGATAGCTCCTCATGGAAGAGCCCACGCGCTCGGTACTGCCATTCCCGGTTGGTATTCCCCGCCAGCGGAACGGAGGTAATGACACCGGACCAGTACGTCGTGAGTGCCGCCACCATAGTCTTCGCCTTGACGGTCACGAGGTATCCGACCTGGATCGTCCCCTGGAGCTTCTCGCGGGCAATCGTAAACGCAAGTTCGTTGCATCCCCCGTTGTCGAGTAAGTCAAACTCGCCGCTCAATACCGCGGGCTCACCCGCACTCGAAGACAGAATCGACTTCTGAACGAGCGAGCGGTCCGTGACGATGATCTCGTAATAGTCTAGGTTCATACTTCAGTAAACTCGTCGTCTGCTATCTTTGCCCGTGTCGTCACCTCTCGAAACGACCCGTCCTCGTTCTTGACGACGACGTTCGTCACGACGACCGTGGCCCCATGGATCGCGAGGACACCGTTCACGTATGAAAGATTGGCCGATCCAGCGAACGTCACTATCTCGTTCAGGTTGGAGCCCGTCCACTCGACAAGCGATATTGTCTCGGTGCGTGTAAAGTTTTCGGTCGCCATCTTTCGATCCCCTCTTACGTCAGTTTTTCGAGCCACAGAAGCGAGACGGTGAAGTTGGCACTCGCACCGGATGTGACCGAGATCGTGTCAGTGCCCTGCTTAAAGGTGAAGAACCGCCCGGAGAAGTTCGCAATGTCGTTCGACGTGACGCCCGAGACGATCTTCTTGACGGTCCCGTGGTACATATCAATAACCCACTGGTCGTTGATAGCCGCAAGGGTGCCGGTGATCGCGAACGACTGGCCGTCAATGTTCGACACCGTGGGGTTGGTTGGAACCGTGCCGCCTGTTCGCGTGATATAGAGCGTTGCGCGCTTTGAACGGTAGCGGCCTGCGTCGGTGATTACCTTGCTCCCCGCGCCGCTCGTCACCGTCACAATGTCGGCTTTGATTCCATCCCCGTACCATGCGGGATCGGTTGCACGAAACGAGACGTCAATTCCGCTCACCGCTTCGTACATTGTTTTGCGCACGTAGTGTCCGCCGCCGCCAGACGGTTCCCCATAGCGACGGTAGCGCTGCTTTGTCGAGCCGTCGTAGAACCCGGCCCGAATGTAGGTGTACTTCGTGGCCTGCGCGATGTTCGCCATGCGTTCCGTGAGATCATAAAAAGTATCGTTTGGATTGTTGCCGGCGACTTCTCCAAAAAAAGCCATAGTTACGGAGGCTTGTTGCCCGTCGGATAAAATAAACGAGCCCGGCGCCTCCGGGATTTCGCGTTCGTCTTGCTTCCTAGCCCATCCGAATAGGTCGTCCGGGTTGATGTTGCGGCTTGTTAAATTGAGCGACGTGCCGCCCGCTTGCACGCTGTCGGCCGCGTTCCAGTACAGCTCAAACTCATACTGTGTCGGAATCGGGTAGGCGATTGGCACGTCGTCACCCCGTGTCCGCGCCCAGTGCTCGACCCAAGCGTCGCGCCATCACGTCGAATGCGCGCTCCAAGTCGAGCTGCATATTTAGCGGGCCGTTGAAATTTAAGTTCGCTTCCAGCGTGCTGCCATTACCGCCACGAAGCATCGCGGCTTCGCGTGGCGCACCCGCGCGCTCGAGGCTCGCCGCCAACTCCCGCGTCGTATTCTTCTTGGGGTTGAAAACCACTTCGCCCTCGTGCATGAGAAAGTGCGAGGTGCGCGGGATTACGCCGCCTTGCTCGAAGCCACCGAGGGACTTCGCGAATTTGCTTTCGACGGACGATATGGCGCCCATGGCAAGCGCGGCCGCGGCGATGATCGGACCCACCGCGGCGAGCGTTGCGCCGAATGAAAGCGGGGCGCCAATGGCGGCCTTTCCTAGCTCCTTCGCTTTCTCGATTAGTATTTTTGCGATGGCCGCGCGCGCTTCCGCGCCCAGTACCTTAACAAGTGCGAGGACCGTTGCCTTGCCGAACGCAACGGCAAAATTCTTCTCGCTCTCTAGCACCTGGGCGAACATGTCACCCCAGGCGAAGGCGAAATCCGCCGTCTTTTGGGCGTTGTGATCGATCAGCTCGTCGAGTTCCCTCTGTTGTTGTTTCGAGAACTCGGAACGCGAGCCGGTAATGGCGGCCCAGGTTTCCTGATCCTTGTCGCGCATTTCCTGGAAACGTTCGTCAATCATGTCAAGCTGATCCTGCGGAATCACAGCATCCGCAAGCTCCGACTGGCCGAGCTCAATGTTAGCCGTCATCTGCTCGAAGGTACGTTGCGTGTCCATCTTGATTTGCTGGGCACGCTGGGCCACGCGGGCCTGGAAACCTTCTATGAACTTGTCGAGCTTTTTGGCAGCGTCGCCGTCGCCACTACCGCCACTACTCCCGCCGCCTGTTGGCGCTTGTTGTCCAGCCGTTAGTTTGTCGCGTGCTTCCTTTAGTTTCGTGATCTGAATCGTTATTTCGGCGATCTCTTTTCTAAGGTCGTCTTTCTTAGAACCGAGCGAGAAGATGCTAAACGGCTCGGGCATCTTCTTTACTTGGTCCATTAGATTCTGGAGCTTCGCCTGTTGCTCCTCGATTGCTGCGTTTACGGCCTCGATGTTCTTTGGGAGTTGCTTCTGTGCAAGACCCAATGCTACCAAGCCACCGACAAGCGTTCCGATTCCTAGAATGGCGAGTGTGATTGGACCGCCGAGTGCGCCGATCGCAAGCCCCAGTGTCGCGAGTGCCGCAATCAAGCCGGTCCCGCCAATTCCGCCGCCCACGATCAACAACACAATATCCTTATGCGCCGCCGCCCATTCGGCGAAGCGTTTAACGATCGGCACCACGGCACGCGTGAGTTGCAGAATGGTCGGGAGGAGTGCGAATCCGATTGCTTCCTTGGCTTCGGAGATCTGATGCGTGGCAATCTTCATCTGGCCCGAGAAGGTTTTCCCGGCCGCTTCGGCGGCACCCTGGAAACGCTGGTCAATCGAGGCGATCGCCTTGTCGAGGGTCAGCGTTTCGCCCTTAGCCAAATTCAGGTCGATGCCGAGTTTTTGCAAGGCCCCCGAATTTCCATTGAGCGCTTTCCCCAGCGCCTTCGACACCGTGTCTAGGTCGAGCGAGTTTCCTTCGACGTCCTTGAAGCCCGCGGCTAGATCCAATACCCGCGGGACGAGCTGCTCGATGGCCTTGTCGGTTTGACCGAAGGCGGCCAGCGTCGCCTGCGCCGAAATGACTTGCTCGTCTGAAAACTCGGTCACGAGCTGCATGGCATCCGCTTGGCGGGTGAGAATACCGATGGAGTCCGCGCGCGTGCGTTGATCGAGGCGAAGGTTCGACGTGAGCTTGGTGATGGCGTTTTCTTGCGCGGCCGCTTCGTTGGTGACGTCGCGAATGGTCCGTTGCATGCCGGCGAATGAGAGCGCCCCGCCCAGCGAGAGCCCGGCAAGTGCCTTGCTATTCGCCTGCAAATTACTGACAAAGCGGTTGGTCGCGGTCGTAGCGGTGGCGAGCCCCCGCGTCCATCCCGCGGGGTCGATCCCCATTTTTACCAGTACTTCGTCGACGGTCCGGGCCACTTGCTAGAACTCCTTCAGGTCTGCCAATTCATCCGTGGCTGGGGCGCGGGTCACTTGCAACGCCTCGAGTGCCGTCTCGTCTTGGATCATCGGCGCGCGTTCGTTCTCGCTCAAAAGGTCGTCGATCATCTTCTGGAAGGACGGCGTTTCCTTCCCCGAGATCGTGTTAACGATCGCCGCCCCCGTTGCCGCGTGCATGATGACTGCGGTGTGAGCCAAGTTCTCCTGCCTCCTCCTCAACGACATGCGCCAAAGGAGTAGCAGTTGTGACTGCGAGTGCTCGTACCAAAGCGCATGTGGCGTTAGCTGGTACTCCCGGGCGACGTCGGAGATGATCCTTGTAGCCACGATGGCGCCGCGCCGTTCTTCCCCTTCGGCGTCGTCGCGTTCCACGCCTTCGTGGCCATCTGAAAATTTTCTCTGATGAACTCCCAGCCGATCACGTCTAGAAGCGCCTTGGTCACTGCAATCGACTGGCGAAGGCTCATTTTATCCCGCACGTACTCCACGGGTTCGCCGATCACCTTGGCCGTCACGTGCTCGCTAACCGTTGCCAATTCCTCAAGCTGAATGCCAAGCTTCGTTACGTCCTGACCCGCAAGTGCCGCCTGAATGAGCGGGAGGTTTCCTTTGACGAACCGCAACACCGAGGCGTTTAACAGGGCCAGGTACTCGCCAAGCTCATGATTCGACGGCTCCTTGATCTCTACGCGTCGTGGATTGGCCTCGTCCCCAATCACCACCACGATCGGCTCGTTTAGAAGCACTTGGATTTCCGTGCGCGACATAATTAACTCCCTGCGTTGACTTGAACTGCTCCTTGGAAGTCCTTGGTGTACTTTCTCGACGCCTCTTTGGCTTCGAGATAGATTTCCACCAGCTTGTCGGCGGCCATCAGGCGTTCCGCGTTGTTCGGGCGTAGCTGTGTCCTGATGAACGCGCGCACCAACTCCTGCAACTCATTCCCGGGCCGCCCACCGATCGTGTACTTGATGAACACATTCCCCGTTTTTCCGATGAACTTTCCAGCGCACACGAGCCGATTCGCTGGCACCTCGATACCGCCCGTGTAGGTGCCCGCCATCACCGACTGCATGGGGAACCAGACACAGCGCGACATGAGAACCGCCGCGGTCATGATGTCGAACCACCATGAGCCCAACACGATGGCGTTCGGGCATACCTCGAAATACGGATGCAGCCCGGACAGCTCGTTGATGATCACCCGTTCCTCGGCATATGTTTTGCCGAGAATTGTTGCCATCGCTAGGCAGTCGCGTCGGTAAAGATGCCGACCCGATCCGGCGTTTGAGCCGTATCCAGGGCACAGTTCCACGTGGTCTTCATGGATGTTTCGGCGCGCTTGGTAAACGTCGTCGCTCCCGGCGTTTCGAGCAGCGCCTTGTGGAACGTGACGCTCCGCGTGAACAAGGTGCCCCCCACGCCGCCCGGCGTGAATGACGTCGCGATGATAATCCGCGGGGTCGGAACGAAGTCCGTTCCTGCCGATGTGCCGATGTCCAACACGCGCGGGTTGGTCCCAGTGATAACTCCTGAAAGGTCCCACGCGATCTTGATGTTTTCCAACGTGGGCTCGCACAATGTGAACTCGATTGTGAATCGCTTGTCCGTGTACCAGTACCGCGATGGAAACGATTCCTGCTCGATGTCCACGTTGAACACCGTGTACGTCGGCGTGATCATAATGCCGTCTTTTATCGCCCCCAGGTCGACGCCGACAAAGATGGTTGCGTTACCGACAACGAGATTTCCAGATACAACAGTCATTTCTTTTTCCTCCTAGGAATATGTTCCGGTCCTGTAGAAAGCGCGGGTTTGGGCGCGGTAGATTCCGCGCGCGACCTGTAGCCAAATGTCCGTATCGGCTTCGACAACTCCGTATGCGTTACCGGGGAACTCGCAGGTTGGTGGCGCGCCGTGTTCGAGCTGGTTGTTCGCAAGTCCCAGCGTGTTGTTCTCCAAGAACTCGCACAGGTGGGAGACAAAGGTGGTGATGCCAATGCGCGCGCCAGTCCGGCCAATAACGGAATCCTCGTCGCTTGGGTTGGAGATGGACATGCACGCCTCGATCGCGACCTCGTGGATCGCGTGTTTCGTGACTCCCGCGCCGCCGTCCTCGGCCATCACGACCTCTGGCGAGCCCATTGGGCGCAAGTAGACGCTGTAATTGCTCCACGGCCCCAAGTACCACGGGCCGTTGTAAATTCGGCAGTCGTTCAAGTACGGGAGCGCCGTTTGTGCAAGTAGGGCTTGTTTCATCGCTATCAACAGGTCCGAGAACTCTAGGGCGTAACCGCCGCTCATACCTTGATCGCCCTGCGAATGAGTGTTTGCACGTGCTCGCGCACGTAGCGCGTTGCGGTTTCGCGGTCACGCCGCGAGATAAAGACAATCGGGCGCGCGGGAATTTCGGTAAACTTTATGTCCGCTTTCCGGGCGAACACCACCTGCCCGCCGATCACGAAGCGAAGTGCTTTGGCCGTCTTGGGGCGAATTGTGCGCGGGCCAATAAGTGCTCCTTCCTGGTGAATCGCGGCAAGGCGGTTGTTCGAGAACACGCGTTGCTCGGGGACGCCAATACCCATGACGGTTTCGGTCTTGATGGACCGACGCAAGGCCCCGGTTGCATCCAGGGGGGAGGCCCCCTTCACCCCACGGGCACGACGCGAGGCCTTGGTCGATTCCTTCAATCGCGGCCAGCGCACCCCATCTCGTGATCCGGTCGCGAATAGCAAATCGGTCCGCACCAACATGTATCCGCCCCAGTGGGCCAAGGGCTTACGAAGCTGTGCGGGTCCCGCGATCTTCAACGCACGCGCCATCGTAGTCAGGTCCTTGGCCGCCTGGTCGGTATCAATTCTGATTTCGGCGAAGGCCACGTTAACGGCGCTCCCGAGAGATTTTCCGCAATAGTTCCGAGTCGGGCCTGTGATTCACAGAACTATCGACGTCGAAAATTGGCACGTACCCATCGCGCGTGTGGAAGCCCGTCGCACTTAAGGTGAGGCCTGGAATAATGGCGTCGCCTTCGGCCAGCTCGTCCAGCATTTCACGCCCCAAAGCGCACTCGTCGGTGCCCCCACGGGTGCCTTTCCCGGCCTTCGGAAACACGACGGCGCGCCGTGCTTGTAGTGCGGCCACGGCACACTTGGTCAAAAGGTCCGAGATCGTCACGATGATCTCGGGGTATGGAGCGGTGAACGGAACGGTGTAACGCGTGGCAAGCCGCATGTCGATATACGAGGTCGCAATTCGCGCCGCGCGTTCGATCAGCCGCGGGAAAACGCCGTCGGCGGACGACGGCATGAAGTCGCGCTGAAAAATCGTGACGTCCGTATACGTGACGTAGGTTGGCACTAGTACACCAGGCGCTTTCCGTGCGCTGTTATCAGAACCTCGGGGCCTTCGAATGTTTGGGGAACGGTTGAAATGGGGCCGTAGTAGCCCAGAAACCAGGTCGCGTAATGGCCTGCGGTGTTGGTGTCACCTAAGATCCACGTGTACGAAAGGGTACTGGCGATAATATCCACGACACCCGCAACGCCGTTTATCTGGAGAAGGTCGGTATGTAGGTTGAGCATGAAGAATCGGCACGTCACCATGCCGGTGAGGTTGAATACGATTTCCGACTGTTCGACCAATGGGTGGCCCGTGAGAATTGGCCGAAGATCGCCTGCGTGCATGGGAAAAACGCGCGGGTACATTTACTGAACCTCCAAGAGGACGTGCCCAGTACGAGCCGCCAATTCGGTGCTTCCGTCGCGTGCAGTCAATGCGACATGGCCGGTGCGCGCGATCAGCAGCGTGTCCATCGTCTCCACTTCGTCGTTTAGGAGAATGGCCCCGTCGCCGACCGAGAAATTGAGGACCGTGACGGCCGCACCGAAGGCGGCGCCAGGGAGAAGCGGGACCTTGGGTAGCGGCAGCGTCACGGTCACCACGTCGTTGCCGCTCGTTCCGATCTTTTGGAGAGCCAGGTAGACGAGCCCGTTTTCGAACTCACGAACGAAAAGCCGTAGCTGCGTGGAGACAACGGCGACTTCCGTTCGAGGGCCTACGGGCTCGCCTAGCTGGGCGCGTGCGACGCGCATTAAGTCGTTTTGCTCCCAGGTCGAAATGGGCACAATAAACTCGTCCAGGTCGTTCACGTAGCGCGCGTACAGGCGTGGCTGGTGAGCGAGAAGGAAAAAGGACGAAACACCCATCTTCGACTGGTCCTTGGCGGCTTCGGTCTTGGGCTGGTCCAGGAAGCCGTCGGCCATCAATTGCTTTGCCTGTGTGCCGCAGAGGTCGTCGATGAACGCCCAGCGTGCAAGCGCGTCGGTCGCATTCGGGACATCGAGCTTCCCTTGGTCGTAGCGCAGCGCAATCTCGCACTGGATAATTTCACTTGAGTCGATGATGACTAGGGTTTGGGCGTCGGTACGCATCGCAAACGAAATGTCGCCGAAGTTGGGCGCAACGACCTTTCCGAGCGTGTTCGTAATAAAGGTCTGGGTGCCAATCGCGTCGGCGGCGCAGTCGTCCATATAGCCCTGCGCGTCGCCTGCGTATTCGTCCGAATCGCCCACGCGCGGGTTGGGGTCCAAGGCCAACGCAACAGGCGGAATCGCCGCATCAAACTCGGGGTAGGCCAGCACGTTGTCGTACACCGTGCCGTCCATGGGCCCCGTTGTATGCGGAGCCTCGCCGAACTCGGTGCCCAAAAGGGCGTTTGCGGTACGCTGCTGGCGCCATGCCAGGTATTGTGCGCTCCCCATGTTCATGATGTACCAGCCGCTGGGGCTGGGCGCGCGACGGACACCCGCGTGGTGGATGTATGCGACCTCGGGATCGATGCTGTTGGCCGCCGCATAGGCGTCCCATGCGGCGGCCGTCTCGGGCGTGCACTGGCGATGCAACGCATAGGTGAAGTAGCGAACGAGCGGGAACTTGACACGCAACCCATCGACCCACGTGTCCACGCGGCCGTACACGAGATCGTCTTGACAACGCGATTCGGCTTCCGCTTGGTCCACCATGGGGCGGTTCAAGCAGTCGCTGTACGTGCCCGCGACGAAGTAGTCAAGCTCCACCCAGATGCCATAGAGGTCGTGTGCGCCGCCACCGGGCCAGGCGCCGCCGTGCGAGGCGAGAGACATCACCATCACATCGGCCATGGATTTCGTGATCGGCACGGGCGCACTCGAGAACGGGTAGACGAAGATTTGCGTTGCTTGCCCGTTGGAAATGTTGAGCGCTATCCCGATCGGGTCGTGATGGCCGCCGCTGGGTGGAAATTCGAGCTGAACGCTTGCTTCGTATGCGGGGGAAAAGGTCCCCGTTAAATGCTGGTAGGCGTAAATCCGCCCACTGACACACGACGTGAAATCATATGGCGTGGGGGTGAGCAAAAACGCCTCATTCATATTCGGCGCATTCGCCTGAAGGCCGGTTGCCAAAAGCGGGGGGGAGTCGCCGACGCGTGCTGCGTGGTCCGCGCCGGAACCAAACGTAACCCAGTCGTTGGGCGAGTTGTCCACGCGGGGTCGAATTATGCAGGTCTTGAGCAACGCGACCTCCGCGGCGAGAAAGAGAAACGAAAGCAAAAGCGCGAGGCGTCACACAAACATGAATCAACACCAGATAGAGATTGTGTGAATCGTAAGAGTTCCGCCCGTGTAGGCAGTTCCAGCATTCGATATGCGAAGCGACACAAAGGGCGCCACTATTGGATTGGGGAATGTCCCAACACCGAAGGACGCGTAGATGGGTTGATCAGCCGGCGCGGCACCGACCTGAATAACGATCGCTGCATCGGATTCTGCAAAGAATTTCGCGCCGCGTGCCCATAGGCGGTTTGCGTCGGTTGCAGCGGTCATGGCGGCAGCGGTCCCCATGCCACAGCATCGAATGGTGACGGAACTGGTTCCATCGCCTCCAGTCGCACCCACAATAATGCCCTCAGCGGTCACAAAAAGTGGACACGCCGCCCGGCTCGACTTGCATGCATAGGATGCCGCTGGATAGACAGGGGTCGTGAGTCCCGACATGGCCGTTGATAAAATCGGCGATGTAACGGAGCCGTGTATATCAAGAAGGCTGTACTCCATTATTTCGACCCGCTCTCGGGCTTCTCGCTCTTAATCCCGATCGTCTCCAACAATTTCGCGGTCGACCGCGCGGGATCGTTCTCGTTGTCGCCCACCACCGCGGTAATCACCGCATTGGGCGGGATGCCCTGGCCCTGCTGGTACGTCATGAGGTGCCCGCCGACTTCAGCCGTCACGCGACCAAAGGGCACGACCAGGCCTTGCTTGCCAACGAGGTGACGCATCGCTAGTAGTTCGCCTTCGCCCCAGAAATGGTCGTAGACTGGTTGTGCTTTTTCTTCTGGACGTCCAAGACTGGCGGGTCTTCTGGGTCGATGATCGCCTTGGACTGCGAAGACAGCGCTGTGCTGGCCGCGACCGGTTCCGGCTCGTCTTCGATCTGTTCGAACGTCGCAAACTGTACGGGGTCGGTGATCGCGTCTCTGTGCCGGTCCTTGTTGTAGGGTTCAATGCACTTGTTGGTGGACCACCGCTCGAGTGCCGCTTCCACGCCCGTAGTAGGCACGTCGATCACGTGCCCGCGACCGATCACGTAGGGTGCTGTTTTCCCCTTGGTGTCGTCGTAGCCAATTACGCGAACGAAAAACTTTACTTGTCCGAGCATGATCGGGTTTTTGACGTAGAATAGTTGCCGCCCCGGACCCGCGACCGGCGTTTTCTTTTCTTTCTCTGCCATGATGGGCTTCCTCCCTGGTTATGTCAGGTCAATCAACTTGACGATGGCCTCCGGTGTGATCTCCTTCGCGACGCGCTTGTATATAATCTTGTACCACCAGCCGCCGGTGCCGCGCATTTCGTCGCGCCATCGAACGATCGTCTCTTTGAGCAACTCAAATTGCACGGCCCATGTCGATGTGAAGGTTTCGTTGTCGACGTAGAACATGAAGCCGTCGTCACCCCAGACACGTGCCTTGACGCGCGCCAAGCCAGGTGCCGCGGTGTTGTAGAACGCATTCGGGAGAATGACACGCATGCCCCACGGGTTGGTGACTTCCGCAATCCCACTGCCCGTTGCCACACCGAGGAGCTTGCGGCCATCGGTTGCCGCCATCGCAGCGGCGATGCTCGAAATCATATTCGCGTTACCGACCACTTGATCCATGACGTGATCGCCGAGAGCGATGATGTTCGCGCGCTGCCCCAATGCGGGCTGTATGATCTCTTGGGCGGCCGCGACGTCGGTGTGAATCGTCGCCGAGGTGTCCCAGTCGGTGCCGGGTGTGATCGTGTTGGTGGTTGCATCCGCCAGGTTTCGAATGCGGATTTCCTGGCGCAAGAGGCACGCCTGCTGCAAGCGCTTCACCGCGATTGTCGCCGCGTTGATCGGAATGTTTTCGTCCATCGCCTCGTCGGAGACGAACGTCTTCATTCCGTGGGGATCGATGTAGTACGCGACGTTCCCAACCGCGAATGCCAAGCTCGTGGGCTCGCCCTCGTCGGACAAGAAGTCGGAGAGATCAATGTCCCAACCTTCTTGCCCCAGCGTCTTGTATCGTCCGGACTTGGACGTAACCGGCGTCCGTGGCGCCACGGTATCACCGATGTACGTCCAGTTTTCTGGCTTGTACGCGCGGATCATGTTCGTAAGATCGACCTGCAACGCGAGGTCTTTCGACCGCGCAAACTGCAAATCGGGATCGCCGGTTTGTTCCGACAGATACAAGAGGTCGGTTTCGTGTGGCGACTGTGCGCCTTCGAGAATTCCCAAAGCGTTTCTGCTCATTTTCGTATTCTCCTGTTTCTTCCGGTTAGATGCCGGAGCCAAGGCTGATGAGAATCGGCACCCATTCGGTGTCCGCCGCAGCCACGCCGTAGGTGCGCCCAACGTATGCGGTCGCCACAGTTGCCGCCGCAATCTTGCCGCCGGCCGCCGAGCCAACCATGATACTTAAGCCAAGCGCCGCCGATGCCATCGCCCATACGTGTCCACTCGTGTAGACCGTTACGCGGTCGCCGATCGCGATCGGGTTAGTCGCAGACGCGCCAGGCTCAAAAATGAACCCGGCGATAATTTGCGACACAGCCGATGAGACGATGATTTCTTGTGGATTGACGCCACTGAACACGACGCACGCGACCGGGTTCGTGATCGCCGCGACACCCACGACCGCCGCGAACGACGACCCCGAGTAGCCGATATAATCGCCAGGAAGAGTGATTACAGTCATTGTCGTTTTCCTCCGTTACTCGTTGTTGGCGTCGTTGTACTGGTCGGTCACTTTGTGGAACGCCGTGAAGTAGTTCGTACCTGGGTTCTCGCGCATGTGGGCCTCCACTGCGGCATGGCGCTTGAGCGAGCTCGTGTCGATGGCAACCTGCTTGTGCCCTTCCGTTACGAAGGACGCAACGTCGCGCGGGATCATCCGCTTAACTTCCGCGGGGTCGCGCGACACTTGGCCGGGGCCAAACTCGGTGCCGATGCGAAGCACCTGCGGTTGCGCCGAGAAGTACGCGGTCAGGCATTCGGTGACGCTGCCGCTGATGTTCTTTTCCTTCTTGCTCTTGGCGTCGGTGACGGAAAACGAAAGCACGCCCTCGTTCTCGTCGGCCTCGCGCGCCCATCCCTTGACCATCAGGCGCACGGCACTTTCACCCGCGGGCAAAAGCTTTCCGTCCTTCTTCGCCTTCGTGATGATCTCGTCGACTTCGCCCGCGAACTTCTCATCCGCCGCTTGGGCCAGAATGTCCGCGCTGTCGACGGCCTTTTTCTTGAGAGATGCAATCGCGGCAACCGGGTCGGCGTTGTCATCGATGCCCAACGCCTTTCGAATTCCTTCGCTGAATTGCTGGTTTGTCGCGGCTGCGGTCTTGAGTGATTCCACGTCGGCGAGCAGTTTCGCCACCTGCGTGTCGTTCAACATGTCGAGCCCTCCTTGGGCAATGGGGTCAGCGAGTGCGTAGACTTGGGTCGCTACCAACTCGCCGTCGGCGGTGCGCCCGTACAAATTCATGAGGTCACGTAGATTGGAAATGGCAGGGGCCGCGGCACCCAAAACACCCGCGGCCTTGATCACGGCACCGTACGTTTTGCCCGTCACGGAATCAGTCCAGTTGCGGGCAATCTCCGCGCTGATACGTCGATAGGCGCCGGCTTCAACGAGCGCGTGGAATTTCTTTGGCACCCGCATGAAGTCCGCGCGCAACTTCCCGCTGATGTGTCGCACGTTCTCCATCCAGCCCAACGCGGGCTGCCCCGTGAGGAGCTCTTGTTTGTCGTCGGCTTCGTGGCCGAGTTTGAGCGGCGGCTTGACGCGATCGGCGAGTGCGTGGAAGTTGGATGCGAGTTCCTCGAGGTCCGCTTGGGTAAACGTGACCTGCTGGCCGGCCATGGTGGTCCACGTACCGACAGAAAGGATTTCGACGTTTAGGAGATCTGCGGTTTCGAGTGAGGGGTCAGCAAAAAGAAGGGTGTCCGAACGAGGCGAGGTTCCCGCCAAGGAAGCCTGCTCGGACACCCTATCTCCGCACGCGTTGCCGCTCGCGGATTGGTTTTTTGGTGTGCGGATGGCCCCCCCGGTTTGGCGGGAACCTCACAACACAGTAAATCTATCGCTGGCGGGAACCTGGTAGTCTGGCGGGATTGTTACTTAAGTTGATTACGGCCTATGCCGTAGAGTGTCAAACTATTTTTTTACGTGACCGGAAAATTCTTTTGGTCCGCCCGAATAATCGTCGCCCCCCGGCGCACCAATTCCGGCTCGATCTCCGCCCAGATAGTTTCGGTCCCCTTACGCATGCCTTCCTGGCGCGAG